GGATCTGGGTGTCGGAGTAGCCGAGCGCGCGACGCGACGCACGGCGCGGCAGCAGACGATCCGCCGAGAACAGCTTCACCACGCCGTCCGCCTGCGCGGCGAACGTCGGCGTAGCGGCATCCACCCACTGGGCCTCCATGCGCAGCGCCTCCTCCGGCACCCGGCCGTCACGCACCCGCAGAACCGTGCGCATGACCTCCTCCCACCCGTCACCGAAGGACCGTTGACGCCGTTCGGCTCGCTTGATGTGCCGCGACTCCGACGACCGGATGCCGTCCGCCGAAGCCGGGTTCTCCGTGGCGTAGCCGAGGAAGTGCGGCGGCAGCCCCGTCAGCGACGCGACGAGGCGGGCCAGGGCGTTGAGGGTGGCGTGGAAGTTGGCGAGGTCGGCTTCCGGGAACTGCCCGACGCTGACCCCGTCATCCTTGGGCGACTTGGGCGAGGCCCACAGGACACCGGCCACCGCCTCCCACGGCGACAGCGGACGGCCGTTGGCGTCGACGAAGTCCTCTTTGTCGAAACCCAACGCATACCGGCGCGGCATCGCATGGAACTCCGCGCTGACCATCATGTCCGTGGCGATCTTCGACGCGGCGTCCGACAGCGGCAGCACGGCCGCCAACTCGGAGCGTCCGAGCCGCGGCGGGGCGGTGCGGCGGCGACGGGTGCGCGGCCGGTTGACGATCGGCACCACCGGAACGTGGCCCATGCCGTGCTCGTCGCGGTCGTCCTCGGCCCAGGTGCCGCCGCCGTCCTCCGACGAGTACCAGATCGTCTCGTTGGGCAGGTACAACGTGGCCCAGGCTTCGGTGGAGCCGTCCTCGGCGTCGTCGGAGAACTGGCGTTTGAGCGCGGCGCGCACGCGGCGGGTGCGCGGGTCCAGGTCGACGTGGACGTCCAACGGCGACTCGACGGTGACCAGCGGGGTGTTCGGCCGGTCCTCGTCGGTGCCCACGATGGCGAACGCCCGCCCCAGGGCCAAGGCGTCGACGTGGGCCTGTTCGGCGTGCAGGTCCAGCCGGTTGGCCTGCCAGATCCGCCACAACTCGGCATCGGCGGCCTGCTGGCCACCGAGCCGGAACCCGGTCAGGTCCAACCGCTCGTCCAACGAGTCCACGACGAGCTGAGCCCAGTTGATCACGACCTGGCGGACACGGCCGTCCAGGCGGCGGATCAACTCCGGGTGCATGTAGGACAGGGACTGTTCGCCCTCGTAGTAGGAGTCCAGCAACTCCAACTCGGGAAGCTGGGCGTTGTGCAGCCGCGCCAGCCGGGCGACCCACTGGGCGGGGGACAGCGTGAACTTGGTGGGGATCAGGAGCGATCACCACCAAGTTCACGCGGGAAAGGTCAGCCGGGCAGCAGCGTGTGCGAGTGTCGGGACCGGTGGTCCAGGACGGCCCACACGGTCTTGCCGACCGCGTGGCGCACGGCTCCCCACTGTCGGCACAGTCGATCCACGAGCACCATTCCGCGACCACGTGTCACGCGCACCGAGGAACGGCCCACCACCGGCACCTGCGGTGACAGGTCGGTCACCTCGATGCGGATCAGATTGCGGGTGCGCCGCAGCCGCAGGTGCAGCGGGGTTGGCCGTGCTCGTAGGCGTTGCCCACCAACTCGGACACCACCAACTTCGCGTCGGTGATCTCGTCCTCGGTCAGGTCCGACAGGACTTCGCCGGTCCACCGCCGTACCTCGGTCAGGTCAGGCACGTCATCCGTCAGTTCGAGCACCAGGACTTCTGAGGGCTCGGAGGGTCGGGGTCTCGGGGGATTCGAGCTGTCCTCATCGGCGGTCATGACTTCCTCCCTGCCGAAGTCGTGCCACGTGGTGATCTGATACCCCGACGGCTGATCGACAACATCACCCCGGTGATCACCCGATGCGGTCGACTAGCCCATCACGACCATGCGGTTGGACTTCTTGACCTTCGAGCCGCGCAGCTTCCATCCGCCGACTGCCATCGCTGCGGTGGGCACGGCGTCGATGCGTTTGCCGGTCTTGCCGCGTTCGGGCTTGTCGGGTCGGATGAGGTCGGGTTCGCCGGGCGGGTGGCGGACCTCGACGGAGTCGAAGCACCACTCGGCGACCGGGTTGCCGTGATGGGACCAGCGGCGCGACTTGGTCAGCGCCATGACCTCGTTCATCCCGGCCGTCATGCCCTTGTAGGTCTGCGCCACCGGGAACATCGGCACACCGGTCCGCTTCTCCAACCGTTGACGGACCGGTTCGCCGGACCACTCGTCGTAGGAGATGTCGGCGACCCGCAACAGTCCGGTGTCGGCGACGATGTCGGCTTCCACCTTCTCGTAGTCGATGACCTCTCCGTCCGTGACGGTGATCCAGCCCTGCTCGACCCACTGGGACACGCGGCCCTCGGTGCGCTCGTCCAGGAACGTCACCCCGGCTTCGGGCAGCCAGAACCGCCACAGCGCGGAGGGGTGGCCGTCGATGCCGTCCGGGATGATCAGGCACCAGGCGGTGAGGTCGAGTTTCGAGGCCAGGTCCAGTCCGCCCCAGGCGGGCTGGCGGGCCAGTTCCCGGCGCAGGGCGGCGGGCTCGTCGCGGGTGCTGCCGGTGCACGCGGTGTAGAGGTGCATCGGCATCCACCGCGACGCCTGGTTGACCCACTGGTTCAAGCGGAACTGGCGGAAGGCGTTCTCTTTGAGCGGGTCGTTGCGGGCTTCGAGGGCTTCTTCCCGCAGCGCGGCCAGCGACAGGAAGTCGCCCAGCGCGGGGTTGGCGTGGTACCAGTTCGCTTCGTCCCAGGGGTCGGCGTCGGCGGGGGTGTTGCGCAGGTAGACGAACCGGTGCGGTGCCCGCGCCGGGTCCTCGGCGATCTTCGCGAACTCGTCGTGCTCGCCCTTGGCGAAGCTGGCCGGGTCGTTGCCCGCGGTCGTGGCCGCGATCAGCAGCGGCTCCAGCCGCGTGCCCATGCCGGTGCGCATCGCGTTCCAGAAGTCACCGTTGGGCTGGGTCAGGACCTCGTCAAAAATCACGCATGAGGGGTTGGAGCCCAGGTTGCCCAGCGCGTCAGCCGGGACCACGACGTAGACGGAGTTGGTCTTCTCGTCCACGATGCGCGCCGAGTGCTCGATGACCCGCAGCCGCTTCGACAGCACCGGGGACAGACGCACCATGCGGGCCGCGACGTTGAACACCAGTTTGGCCTGGTCGGTGTCGCGGGCACAGCCGTAGACCTCGGCCGACTCCACGCCGTCCCCGACCAGCAAGTACAGCGCCACGAACGCCAGCAGCTCGGACTTGCCGTTCTTGCGCGCCAGCTCGATCCACGCGATGCGGAACCGACGCACGTAGCAGAGGGCTTCGTCGTCCCAGCGGACCTCGCCGAACAGCGGCCGGACGATGTCCTCGCGCTGCCACTCGGCGAGGATGAACGGACGCCGCGCCCACCGATCCTTCGTGTGAACGCAGATCTCCTCCGCGAACGCCTGCGCGTGGTCGGCGCGAGGCTTGCACAGGTGGTCGCCGCGCTTGCGGCAGGTGCGGCCGTCGAAGGTGCGCCCGCACACCTGTCGGCGTACAGGTCAACGTGTCCTGTGACGCCTAGGTTGAACTTGCTCCGGCTAGCAGGAACGCCCCGAGTCTTCAGCGGCTGGTGCTGCGGTGGCCCACAGCCCGGATCAGCAGTGCTGACCAGCAGACACGGTCCGCACCGAGCATTGATGCTGACCTGCGGAAACAGCTCCGGATTCCAGGGTGCTGAAGTCACAACTTGACTTGAGTCCTACGTTCAGGACCCCCGAATTCAACGCTCAGAACAGTCGATCTTGTACTGAGCGTTGAACTCGGGTGTTCCGAACGTAGGACTCACGGGGTCTGAACGTAGTGACTCGCGCGGGGGTCGACGTTGGGGTGTGGGGCAGCAGACCGTGCGGGTTGTCTGGGAGCGTTCCCAGGTCGTGGGTGTGGTGGTGGCGGCGCGATCGTTCGACATCGAAGGGCCACCGTTGACACTTAAGCGGTTAAGTGCTTTGGTGTGGATGCCTGCCGCAGGTAGGCGCGCTGCCCTGCGCTCGTTATGTCAATGTCGACAACAACGCGAGGTACATCCATGCGCAAGCGATTCGCCTTGGCCGGCGCCGCCATCGCCGCCTTGGTCCTGTCACTGCTGACCGTGGTGCCGGCGCAAGCCGCCGCCGGGTTCACCGTCAGCAACGGGCGTCTCCTGGACGCCAACGGCAACGACTTCGTCATGCGTGGCGTCAACCACGCACACACCTGGTACGTCGACCGCACCACCCAGGCCCTCAAGGACATCAAGGCCACGGGCGCGAACACGGTCCGCGTCGTGCTCAGCTCCGGCGACCGGTGGACCCTCAACAACGCCGCCGACGTCGGCAACGTCATCACCCAGTGCAAGTCCAACAAGCTCATCTGCGTGATGGAGGTGCACGACACCACCGGCTACCAGGAGCAGAGCGGCGCCGTCAGCCTCGCCCGCGCGGTCGAGTACTGGAAGGGCATCCAGAGCGCCATGGCCGGCCAGGAGAAGTACGTCATCCTGAACATCGGCAACGAGCCCTGGGGCAACAGCGGCTACACCGGGTGGACCCAGGCGACCAAGGACGCCATCGTCTCGCTGCGCGCGGCCGGCTTCCAGCACACGATCATGGTCGACGCGCCGAACTGGGGCCAGGACTGGGGCTTCGTCATGCGCGACAACGCCGCCTCCGTGTTCGCCGCCGACTCGCAGAAGAACACCGTGTTCTCCGTGCACATGTACGGCGTGTTCAACACGGCCGACAAGATCAACGATTACCTGAACCGGTTCGTCGCGGCGAAGCTGCCGATCGTGGTCGGCGAGTTCGGGCACGACCACTCCGACGGCAACCCGGACGAGAACACCATCTTCGCCACGACCCAGTCGCTGAAGCTGGGCTACCTGGCGTGGTCGTGGTCGGGCAACAGCAGCGACGTGGGGTACCTCGACATGGTGACCGGCTTCAACGCCGGGCAGCTCACCAGCTGGGGCCAGCGGGCGGTCAACGGCGCGAACGGCATCAAGGCGACCTCGCGCGAGGCCAGCGTCTACGGCGGCGGCACGGTCGACCCGACCCCGCCCTCCACGCCCGGCACCCCGACCGCGTCCGGTGTCACGTCGTCCGGCGTCACCCTGTCCTGGGCCGAGTCCACCGACAACGTCGGCGTCACCGGCTACGACGTGGTGCGGGTCAGCGGCACCACGGAGACCGCGGTGGCCAGCTCCGCCTCGACCACCGCGAACATCACCGGCCTCTCCGCGAGCACGACGTACACGTTCGCCGTCTACGCCCGTGACGCGGCGGGCAACCGCTCCGCCCGTTCCGGCACGGTCAACGTGACCACCCAGTCCGGCGGCGGCACGGGCACCTGCGCGGTGACCTACCGGATCGCCGGCCAGTGGCAGGGCGGCTTCCAGGGCGACGTCAAGGTCGCCAACACCGGCACCACCGCGGTGAACGGCTGGACGCTGCGCTGGACGTGGGCCAACGGCCAGACCGTCAGCCAGTCCTGGGGCGCCACCACGAGCCAGTCCGCCGCCACGCTGAGCGCGACCAACGTGTCCTACACCGGCAACATCCCGGTGAACGGCTCGGTCAGCTTCGGCTTCATCGGCTCGTGGA